GCGACAAGGTGAAGGCTCTGGAACTTCTCGGCAGGCATTTAGGTATGTGGAATGACAAGCTGGATGTAGCAGGAGATATGGACATGAAGATTGTAGTAGACTATGGTGATGAAGATGAAGGAAGTTAATGTTGGATTTAACAGAAATTTTAAAGAATTCAATGAGTGTAAGAAACGATATCGACTGGCGAAAGGTTCTGCCGGATCCGGAAAGTCGGTAAACATTGCACAGAATTTTATCATCAAACTTGGTGATCCAAAGTATAAAGGTGCAAATCTTCTGTGTGTCCGGAAAGTAGACACAACGAACAAAGATAGTACTTATGCGGAGCTAAAGAGTGCAATATATAAAATATACGGGGATAAAGCAGGATTATTCTGGCAGATCAGAAGCAATCCAATGGAGCTGATCTCTAAAGTAACTGGGAATAAAGTGATTTTCCGAGGGATGAAAGATGATGGACAGCGAGAAAAAGTAAAGTCTATCACATTTGATGTCGGAAAATTAACATGGATATGGATTGAAGAAGCAACGGAGCTATATGAAGCGGATGTCGATATTCTCGATGACCGACTCAGAGGTGACTTGTCATTCAATCCATTTTTGTATTATCAGATCACGTTCAGCTTCAATCCGGTGTCAGCAACGCACTGGTTAAAAGCAAAATATTTCGACATAAAAAGTGATGATGTATACACACACCAGTCTACGTACCTGCAGAACCGGTTCATAGATGAAGCGTATCACCGGCGCATGATGATGCGTAAAGAACGGGATCCGGACGGATATCGGATTTACGGACTTGGTGAATGGGGAGAGACCGGAGGTCTGATTCTTACAAATTATGTGATTGAGGAATTCGATACATCCCCAGAAAGATTCGATTACATGGTAAATTCACAGGATTTTGGATTCAACCATGCGAACTGTATCGGGGAGGTTGGATTCAAAGATGGAGATATCTACTTATGCCGGGAATTGTATGTATTTGAAAAAGATACATCAGAGATCATACAGTTGGCTGAGGGAAAATTCCAAAAACGAATCACCATGTATTGCGATTCTGCCGAGCCAGACAGGATTAAGATGTGGCAGAAAGCAGGATACAGAGCATGTCCGGTCAAGAAAGAGCCGAACAGTGTAAAAGCGCAAATCGACTACTTAAAGCAGCATACCATACATATCCATCCGTCCTGTGTAAACACAACTAAGGAGATTCAGCAGTGGAAATGGAAAAAGGATGAGAAAACGAACACTTTCACGGATGAGCCAGTGAATTTCTTTGATGATGCAATGGCGATGCTCAGGTATTCTATTGAGCAAGAGAGAAAAGGTAAGGTGAAGTTAAAGACCTTTAGAGGAGGAATATAAAATGAATGGGAAAAGACCATACAGATTGCCGGAACCGCTTTTATGTTCCGCTGACGAAGAAATTAACATGACACTGGTGGATGAATACATTCGAAAACATGAAGAGCGGATGCCGAGATATAACTACCTTGAAAATTTGTACAAAGGATTCCACGATGTCTTCCGTTTACCGGAAAAGGAAAAATGGAAGCCGGATAACCGGCTGGCAGTGAATTTCCCAAGGTATATCACAGAGACCTTTTTGGGATATGCTTATGGGATTCCAGTTAAAAAATCGCATCCGGACGAAAAAATAAAAGACGCGATCCTTGAATTTGACCGGGATAACGATATCTCAGATCAAGAATATGAGCTGGCGAAGAAGTGCTGCATCTACGGACATGCATTTGAGTATTTTTACCAAGACGAAGAAGCAAAGACAAAAACAGTGATCTGCAATCCAAAAGAACTGTTTGTTGTCTATGATGATACCGTAAAGAGCCGCGCATTATTTGCGGTGAGATATGGAAAAAAGGACGATAATGTCACAAGGTATGGGGAGATACTTACAAGGACAGAAATTATCCCATTTGACGGAGAAAAGATGCGGGAGGGAATGCCGAACCCATATGGTCGCATCAACTGTGTTGAATATGTACTGAACGATGAGAGAATCGGTCTGTATGAGGAAGTTGCCGGCATGGTAGAAACATACAACCGAGTGATCGGAGAAAAAGCGAACGATGTAGATTCTTTCGCGGAAGCATATCTCGCAGTGCTGGGCGCTGAACTGGATGAAGAGGGCGTTTATAAGATTCGCGATAACCGGATCATAAACCTGTATGGGACAGATAATGCAAAGGATATTATTGTGCAGTTCCTTGGCAAGCCCACAGCAGATGGAACGCAGGAGAATCTCTTAAACCGGCTTGAGGATTTGATTTATCAGACAAGTATGGTAGCGAACATCAGTGATGAATCTTTTGGAAATGCTTCTGGAACTTCCCTTGCATACAAATTACAGTCTATGAGCAATCTTGCACTAACGTTCGACCGCAAAGTTGAAAAGTCCATGAGGAAACGATATAAGCTGTTTTGCTCTCTTGCAACGAATGTGTCAGATCGGGACGCATGGAAAGATATTGATTTTACGACGAGCAGAAATATCCCGAAGAATCTCTTGGAGGAAGCGCAGACAGCACAGGCACTTGAGAGCATCGTGTCCAAGGAAACACAGTTGCAGGTGTTATCTATCGTAAAAGATGCGTCCGAGGAGATCGATCGAATGGAGAAAGAGGACAAAAAGAAGCAGGAAACAATCGTAGAGAAGCGGATGTTCGGAGGTGCGGCGGATGAGCAGCAGGACGTACTGGAAGAATAGGGAAGAAGAGCAGCGAAAGAAGAATATCAAGGATGAAGCTGAATACGCGAAAGAGATCGAGAAGATCTACGCGAATATGATGGATGAAATCCAGAAAGAAATCAATGGATTTTATGCGCGATATGCAAAAGCAGAAGGAATCACAATCGCAGAGGCAAAAAAGCGGGTATCTAAAATGGATATTGA